ACATAAGTTGTAAATAAAATACTGTTTTTATCGTCAGCATTTACATACGTAACGAGGTATTGAGTAACCAGATTGTCAGCATTATAAGAAACTTCAAGGTCTTTCCAAGAGTTCTCATAGTTGACCAACTCTTGATTTCTCACTTGACCAGAAATGTAGACCTTACCTGTAATCATAGAATAGAACAGGTTATACAGTTGGTTAAGGAGCGTTGTATCTGCCAAACTATTGCTACCAGTCCAATCAATGTCATACAGATACAAAACCTGTAATGTATCAATACAATTATTGATAACTTCCAAACTATCCAAAGTGCCGCCTTGTAAAGTCAACGTCTCCAATGCTTCAAGCGTTGCTTGGAAGTCCGTTAAATCATTAAGGTTTCTCATTGTCAATGTGTTGATTGTTCCCGGCAAATGTGCAATCTGAACCTTACCATTTGTAGAGAAAATTACACCGGTCAAACTTGTACCTTCAGCATACAACTTCAATAAGTTGTTGCATTCAGAAAGGTTAAGAGAACCCGTCAAGTTATTACAGTTTCTAATGTCAAGTTCCTCTAAAAGTCTGTTGTTACCAAGAGACAGTGCGGTAAGACGAGGATTGCTATATCCAGCAGTTGAGTTACCAAGAACTAACTTCTTCAACTTGTCTGCCATAGAGATATTGATAGTGGTAAGATAACAAGCACTCAAATCATTCAATGCCTGAATTCTGTTTGCACCATAAATAGTAACCTGCGTATCATCTGTGGTAGACGGAACGAAGTTAAGTTCATACTGCTGTCCCGCTTTTGCTCTAATCTGTCTTGTGTCACCATTACCGAACATAGCAGACACATACATATCAGAATAAGGGGTAATCTTCAATGTGTAATCAGGCTGAACGACAATATCATCAACAGTAGGAGTATAACAACGGAATGTAATACGGTTGTTGTCACCAACAACAGTGTTCATAAGGTTCTTTGTACCAAAATAGATTTCTTGGTCTCTAACCCACTGTCTACGCTGATATTTCTTTCTACCCTGCATCATATCACGAAGATAGTTAGGGTCTTTCTTGGGTTTTGAATTGTCGATAGATTCACCTGTAAAGGTACGGATATATTTTCTCTGAACATCAAGTCTCCAAATTTCCTCTGGATAGCATTCCTGATACTCGTCGAACTGCTTAATCAGATGCTCGGCACTGAAACATTCCGCAGTAACAGTTTGGAATGTAGTTGTGATTTCTCCCGGAAGCAAATCACGAAGTCTGCACCAGAACACAGAAGTAGCACCATTGAAAACATAACCACTTGCAGGGTTGCCATCAATATTGTAGTCAGTATCTTCTTTACCATATGGGAAGATAAGTTCACCGTTGTTGTTGATACCAAGGGCTGTCAATCTGTTACTTTTATGACCTATAATTGTTTATAGGCGGGAATGGTTCTTCCAAGAGTGTCTTTACACTCGACCATTCCTCTGCAATTTCATTTTTTAGATTATATTTGCAGTTCAGACTGTTACATACTTTATTAAGCACTTTTAATAAAGCCCTTTTCGTTCAGTCGTTGAAGGCAATCATCAATTATTGTTTCTACATTTTTGCTTTCCCAATAAGGTATTCTTAAAAGGTTTATGTTGTTATCAGAACAATATTTGTTTTTAATTTCATCTCTTAATTTTTGTTTATTGAATCTCTCAATTCCTAATTCTTGTGATTTATATAGCCCTATATAAAATCGAGGACTATAATGTTGACTTCCATCATATTCTATAAACAAATTATATTGTGGTAAGTAAAAATCAAATCTATATCTATCATCGCCAATAATAACTTGATACTCGCTTTTATATTCAACTTTTGCATCATCAAGCAATTTTGCAATATAGGAGTTATAATATGAATTCAAACATCCACAAGACAATGTGTGATTAGTTGTAAGGCTACTTGATGGAACGATTACTGTATTTCCACATTCGCATTTGCATTTATACATTCTGCGATTAAACTTATTTGAATCTGGGAGCAATTCTTCAACTTTTAATCTTCCAAACGTCTTACCAACCAAGTTCTTGCTTTTGCTTTCACTTAAAGACTTCTTTCTTCCGCAACCACAATCTTTTGTGCAATCATTTATTAGGTTTCTAATATTGACTGGTTTAATTGTTCCACACTCACATCTGCAAATTGCATCTGCGTGTCTGCGGTCATTCTTTAATTCCAAAACAGTCCACTTGTTTATAGTTTGACCTATCAAATAAGCATATTTTTCAAGAGGGTTTATTCTCAAATATAATCCTCCTTTCTATAATAAAAAATCCACAGAACTCAATCTGTGGTTAAGATGAAATTATTAAATTGATGATTTTCCTTGGCGTTGCCAATCTCTTGGTTTTCGCCGTATATTAGAAAAGGTTTTACAACGACAAAGTTTATCGTTGTCATAGTCCCACAAATCAAACGCATACTGCGTGTAATAAGTTTTGTCGCTATGAATCTCGGTATCAGAAGTTGTGACATATTCGCCATCAACTAATTCACAATAAACGTGAAGTAATTCGGAAACAGGTTTGCTTACCTCACGATAAATACCAGTTTTAGCAAAGTGCCAGAAAGTGTTCTTTGCTCTGTTATCCATCATAGTATAGATGTGAGTAAAGGCATAGAAGAACTCAACTGCACTTCTTACGCACCACTGGTCAAGTTCATTCTTGAACTCATCATCAGTAGAAGTAATAACCCAACGATAGAATGCTCTCCAAACATCGTTGTTTAATGCAACCTGTGCTTTACCACGACCACTTGTATCATTGACGAGTTTACCATCACGGTAGTCACCGCAACAAGCATATCTCGGCTCGAAAGAGTGGTCTCCGTCAAATCCCTCGTTATACATACACCAATGGCGCATATTGTTTTCATTTTCCCATTCTTCTTGCGTAATAGGATAAACAAAGGATTGAGGCTTATCAGTAGAAACAGGAGTTAAGATAATATCTCCATCATCCTCTGATTCAACAATGGTGAATTTTTCAATCTGTCTATCACCATTTTCATCAAGATAAACACCACTCTGGAAAGTAGCGTTGTTCTTGGTGTTGTCCGAAATTTCAATAACGAACTCATTCATATCTTCGGGGTCATATGCACGAGTATAGTCGGTTTTCTTACTGTCACCGATATTTCCAAGAGCATAGAAGTGCCACTCACAATCCAAGAACTCATTATGAGTTGATGGGTCGGGGTTTGTCTCTTTTAAGAACAAGACAGCAGGAACGAATTCCATAGTGTTCTTAATCTTACTATCTCTTTTCTTTGCGGGTGAGATATAAGGTAAGAAGTCGTTGTATCTCTTTTGTAAAAGAGCGTTATTAACGTTTTCGGAAGAAGCGACATTAACCTTTAAGTTGAAGAAGTTGTTAGGCACAGATGTTCTTGTAAGAGCAACCTTACCTTCAGTACCTTTCCAGTCGGTAACAACTTCCGTCATTGCGTTTTCAGTGCCATAACCAAGAGTTACCTGTGATACATAGCCTTCTTCCGCATCAACTTTGTCGCTGGGTTTGTGTATGCCGTCGCAGTTAAACAAGAAGTCAACATTTCTGCCGGAGTTACCATAGTTATCAGATGTAGTACCCTGACCGCTATGCCAACCATTCTCAAACAACCAGTTATCCAAATAAGGGTCTCCGCTAAATAATCCACCACCGCTTGCGTGAATACATCTAAACTTCGACTTAACGAAAGTCTTTTTAGATGTGGTGAAGTGGTCAGTTTCAAGCATTAACACCTTAACATTAGGCATAATAGGCGCAAGTTTTTCAGGGTCAAGAATACCACCACTGCTATAAGGAGTGTACTTGTTTGTTTCTCTATTATAATAGATACTGTTTCTATCATAACGAGCCAGCATAGTAGTAGAGTCTCTTGAATCTGCGATGAAGTTCTTCATAACATCTTCCGTAGTAAGAGAAGAAGAATAAATCTTCAAACGATAAATTCTAATGTCACAAGAGGCAGAACCAATAGTGATAGGCTGCGGAGTGTACTGATAGAATCTATCACTGCTATCATAAACGAAAGCCTTACTCGGAACGCCATCCTCATAAGCCATAACGAAAGCCTTGGCTGTTGAGTCATCTCTGTCAATCGGGTCAATGTTAATATCCATTTCAATAATATCTTCTTCGCTATAAGGCATATAAAGATATGTATTGGTTGCCGCAACTGCTTCTGTATCTTCATCACCCTCGATGTCGGTATTAGAAGCGGTATTTGTCTTTAACCAACCCTCGTGAACACTCATTTGAAGTCCCATACCATTCTCTACATTGGTGAGCCAAATCGCATTGGCATCCTGAACATTTTCTGTCTTGAAGATAATCTTCATTTCAGAACCAAGAATGCTTGGGTTTGCATCAATACCGCCAGAGAAAAGTAAATAGTCAAAGATTGCGTGAGTACCTGCTTTAATTAAGAAATAGGTATCACCATTTTCGTCAACCTTGTAACCACCATTAGCCCAGTCAAAGTTATCAGAAACAGACATATTGTAGTTTCCATTTGACCAAACTCTGTCAGCAGAACTGTTCGTAATGCCGGTTGGATTAAAGTCAACTTCAAGGTTTGCTGTAATAGGTGAAACGTCAATTCCCAATTCCTCAACCACAACAACGATGGTAACGCTCTGGCTACCAACTTCAATTTCAAGAGTATATTCACCAACTTCGTCGGACTTGAAGTTCCAGACATTATAACTTGAAGTAATTGTGTCTGTGCCGACCAATTCTCCATTGACATATCTGTTCACAGTAGGCGAACTCGTGTTGGGGTCAAAAACATTATAGGCAATAGCAGTTGTATCGTATTGACGTGCATAAACCTTTCCGGGTTCTTTGTCATTATCGTCTCTTGCTTCGCTATAATAGTCACTTCTATAAATACAGCCAATTACAGCATCTTCGGAAGTTTCGTCATACCAAATAATATCCTTGAAGATATGATTGGTCTCAACTTCGGTATTGCTAATCGTCGCAGTAATCCACACTTCGAGCAAGTGAGAGCCGTGAGCCATTGCAGGGATAGTGTAAGATTGAAGTGTACCAGAAGCAGAAGTAGTAATTGTTTCCTCAACACCATCTACCTTAAAGTGAACTGTTTTGTTTACCGCACCATAAGGTGTATAAGTAAATGATACAGAACGACCAATAGGTGTCGTATATCTGTCACTGAAAGAAGATTCAATTTTTACATCAACCTTTTGAATAGTCCAAGACTTAACAACAGTAGTACCGGCTTCATCCACAACTGTAAGTGT